TCTGTGCTCTCTTGCTGTTAACTTTACTAAATTAGTCAAATCGTTTGACCCACCCAAACTTTTAGGTATAATATGATGATTCTCTGAGTAAATTTCTTTTGATAAATCTCTTGACCTTGCTCGTTTAATAATGCTATTATAAACATTAGTATACTTGTTCTGTAAATATATCATTTAATAGTTCCTCGTATACTTATTTATAGGAGAATTAAAGTTCAAATACTAACACTAGAAAACAAAACATTTTATCTCAATGATCTACCTGAGGAGATAGAAGAAGACATGAGGTTTGCTGTCTTAGATAACAGTGACGCTTCTAATCCAGACTACTTCTACATACCTCTAATTTTCCTGGAGAGTTTTACTGGTCCAGCAGTGGTATTAAGGATTGGTAATAGAGAAGTAACAATGCCATTAGATTGGTGTACCATCGTCGGAGATCCCGAAGGTCCTGACATGGAAGTGTTACCGATCACTAGTCTCAATGACAGAGGATTCAAAACTTTTTGTTTTAATCCATTAGGTAGTTTTAGACCAGAATTCCATGAGATTGATATCATAAATGTCTATCCAGATGTCAAATGGTATTTTCCTAAGATGAGGCAAGGGCAGTTACTCTGCACTCCTTTAGAACCGGGCGAGAATCCACTCTGTGCCTATTTCGTGAAAGAAGTCAGCAGACAAAGTGAATTGGTGGACTACACCAAATGCTGGTAAAACACAGCATAGAAATGGTGGTATTCCACTATGATGGTGGCAAACATGGTGCTTGGGCAAAACAAACAGATGGCTCAGGAACGGCGTATGGACACTACAATCGCACCGAATGGTGGCCTTGCGAAAATATCTTAGAACCTTTACAATATACTGAAGCATTAGAATTATCAGAGACTGTTCCTGCGCTAAAGATAGCTCTAGAGCAGGTATCTCTATTGTATAAACTCAGCAAGGAAGAAAAATGAGCAATGTGATGTACGGTGCTGGTCCTAGTTATGCCAAGGCAGGGCAAGTATTGACAGCAGGCGGATGGAAAGATCTATCAGGAATTCCATTGAATGATTATCAACTTTGGAGAGAGATACAAGAAAACGCAGAAAAGACTCCATCACTTAAAATCGCATTACAAAATCTAATCAATCTACACAACTTAACTAAAGACCATGGCGACAGCGAAACTTGATATCAAACGTGAACTATCAGCGGTAGATAAGAAAAACTACGAGTTCTATGACAAGCTAGAGGACGACGAAAAAAAGGCGTTCAGTCCATATATCTTGATGCGATACACTTCAAATGTACAGGGCGATAAAGATACACAAGAATGGTTTTTAGAAATGACTAACGAACTGGTCAATAAAAATCACTGGACGTTGAGCAAAGATCATAAGCCATTGTTATGGAAACTATTCGCAGGAGTAGGCACCGGCGTAACAGCATTCCACCCATATCTAGCAGGTGGCAAAAAAGAAAAAGCAGTCAAGATAGAAAAACTATTGGCAGAATTATATCCAGCTAAGAAGATGGAAGACATTAAACTATTAGCTAGTTTAATGTCTAAGGAGGACAAGGAAGAATTATTCGATAAGATGGGGTTTGACAAGAAACAACGGAAGGAATATGAGTGATAGCATTGGTTAATCAACCACACAACTGTGTTCACTGCGGCAAGAGTTTTATGCAGGAAAAAACTCTCTATGCTCACATGTGCGAAAATAAAAGAAGGGCCATGCAGAAAGATGAAAAACGAGTCCAGGCCGGTTATATGGCGTTTAATAGATTTTTTAGGCTCACTCAAAACGCAAAGAAAGATAAGACCTATGAAGATTTTTGCAAGAGTCCTTATTATAATGCTTTTGTTAAATTTGGTAGTTTTGTTACTAATGTAAATCCGTTATACGCAGACAAGTTTATAGACTATGTGATCAAGAGCGGAGTCAAACTAGATCATTGGGCGAGAGATGATTTATATGATACATATCTCTATGAGACTATTAAAACTGAACCAGTCGAAAGTGCTATACAACGCAGTCTACAACATATGATGGAATGGGGAGATACTAGCGGAGCACAATTCAATCATTATTTTAACTATGTCAATCTCAATCGCGCTGTACAGGATATACGGGGTGGCAAGATCACTCCCTGGCTGATATTAAACTGTCGATCAGGCAAAGAACTTTTAAATAAGTTTAACGATGAGCAGTTAGATATCATAGCACCTGCTTTGGATCTACCCTACTGGTTAAAGAAGTTCAAACAGGTGCCTGCTGATGTCATATTGGTCAAAGAGATTTGCCAAGGAGCGGGAATAGAATGACTGAACAAGAAAAAGAAATATTAGAGCAGTGGACTGCGAGGCACAATGTCGCGATTCTAGATACTAATAAACGTGTATCGAGATATATGAGGTTACAGCCTAGATACTTCACAGATGATATCGACTACAATTACATAGATCAAAATCATATCCAACATCAAACTGAAACCCTATATACAGTAACCATACCAGAGAGCAGTCTACATCGTATCGCTGAATTTGAACAGCGTGTGTTCAACCGCATGATAAAAGATGGCAGTTACAATCTGTTTGAAATCATGATGGGACAGAAGGAGCGTGAGAAATATCTCGCTGAAAAATATCCAGCGGTCAAGAAAGCACAAGAACAATATAGCATGATACTTAAACTAGCAGAAAGCGGAGAACTCAGTGCCTGATATCGATATAGATTTTGCGGATAGGAATAAAGTGCTCGACATCATCAAACATATTCCTGCTTCTCTCGACGGAGCCAAGAAACACAACACAGGCGTCTACTGCCAAAGTATTCCTATTAATCCGTTAACAGGACAGGCTAACATAAACTACAAAGAAGCAGAAGAAAGAGGTTATTTCAAGATCGATTTCTTAAATGTTAGTGCCTATGAAGGTATCAAAAATGAAGAACATATCAAAGAATTATTATCTATAGAACCTCTTTGGGATTTGATGTATGAGAAAGAAGTTTGTGATCAACTATTCCACGTCAACGGCTATCATGTTCTATTAGCCAGGCTTAGACCCAAGACTATATTAGATCTAGCAACAGTGCTGGCACTCATAAGACCGGGCAAACGTCACTTGATAGATCAGTGTGCCCAGGATGGATTCGATAGCATACAAGAGGAAGTGTGGTCCCAAACTGACGAAGGGTATAGTTTTAAAAAGAGTCATGCTGTAGGCTATGCCCACGTGATTGCTATGCAGTTAAATTTGATTTGCGAGCGTGTCAGTTACGGGTTTTCTTAGAAGACCTTACTAGTTGTATCGATCTTCGTTTTATGCGTTTTTCGGCTATATCGCCGAGATTTACAGTGGGTCCAAAAATTATTTCTATATCTTTGCTATTGAATGTTTTGATGTAGGGCCTATAAGAGATCAACATATCTTTTAAGAAAATATTGATAGGGATCTTGCGATTTGATTCCCACCACCAAGTTTCTCCAAGTTCTAGAAATACCTGCTTTTCTTCATCAGATTTCATGCACTCAAGGTCGTAGATGCTGGTCACGAATTCATCATAGTTGATGATTATACCGACATATTCTATTTCATTTGACTTAATGCACGTAATAAATGGGAGTTTGTCCTGTATGGTGTTCTTGATTGTCATGAGTTAAAATAAATACTTAATGCTAAAATGCCCAGTCTATTTATACCCCAATTCATTTACCATAATATTGGATTTGGACCTGAACACGAGGATTTACAATAATATGTACCAACGAGAAATACAACTGCAAAAGGGTCTGAAAAACACCATTCAGTTCCAGTTTAAAAACAGTGATCAAAAGTTTGTTAACATATCCACTGGTACATTCGTTTTTAATATGTTTGATGCTATAAATCAAAGGCAACTGGTTTCTAGGGTATTAGATGTAGTAGATGACGGCGTAACAACCTCTACTAGAGGACTAGCTACTCTAACAATATACGACGGAGATACTGTAGATCTAGACAATGGAAAATATCAGTTTTCAGTATCTGCTTACGATAGCGATGGTAGTTACGAGCCCACTTATGCCAATACCTATTATGCTATGGCAGGTACTCTCGAGCTACGTAGCGACGGATATCCTACACTTCAACAGAGCTATGAAGTATTTGATTTCCAACCAGAGTTCGATTACACACAGAGCCTTTATCTCTACTACAGCGGCAATATTCCTAGCCATCCGGAATTCGCAGGCAACACGGCCCTCCATACTGTCAGCTATCATATGACTGGGTATCGTGGACAGGTCTGGGTGGAAGGTACCCAAGATAATAGCCCTAACTATTTTTCAGGATTTGTAGAGATAGATGGGACAAGAAAAACATACGGTCAAGGTCTAGTTGGTTTTACTGGAAACGACTATCAAAACTTTTATGGGGTATGGAGTTATATTAGGATAATCTATCAACCGACGCCAAACCCGATCAACATGAGCAACGATTACTTATCTATATCTTATCGCGGTACATTTGACAAAGCTATCTATAGATATTAAACTAGTAGCATGAGTCTCATGCTACAGGCACTACAAGCCGTATTACCTCCAAATCGAAAACAAACGCCATCAGGGTGGATTAGTTTTGATGCTCCCTGTTGCCATTATAGAGGAGAGACCAAAGACGACCGTAAGCGCGGTGGAGTCATGATTACCGGCGATGCGTTTACCTATCATTGTTTCAACTGTAACTTCAAGGCAGGTTGGAGCCCTGGTAAAATACTAAGCAACAACACAAGGAAGTTATTCAGCTGGATGGGTGTTCCAGAAAGCGAGATAACACACTTGGCCATGGAAGCTGTCAAGGCACAAGACGCCATTCCTAGGTTGAAAAAAGAACTCAGTTTTGAACTCAAAGAAGTAGAGTTACCGGAAGCCGCTATGACCATAACAGAGTGGCTCAATACGCCATACCTACCAGACATAGCAGAAGATCTAGGTAAGGTAGTAGACTATGTATTAAGCAGAGGAATGGCCTTAGAATGGTATGATTGGATGTGGAGTCCTGCCCCGGGATACATCGATCGCGTGATCATACCGTTCTATCAAGACTATAAGCTAGTAGGATATACCGCACGTAAGATCACAGATGGCAAGCCTAGATATCTGGCGCATAGCCAACCTGGATATGTGTTCAATCTCACAAGGCAACCGCTAGGAAGAAAGTATACTGTAGTAGTAGAAGGACACTTTGATGCTATCGCTATAGACGGAGTATGTATAGGACACAATGATCCAAATGAAACACAGATAGCCCGCATCAATACATTGAATAAAGAAATCATCGTAGTGCCAGACAGAGATCGAGCTGGATCTAAGATGCTAAAATCGGCGGTAGATAACGGATGGAGCGCCAGCCTTCCACCTTGGGGAGATGACGTAAAGGATGTAGCTGACGCAGTGAAGAAATATGGTAGACTATATGTCTTAGCCACTATCCTACACTACAGGACAGACAACAAGCTAAAAATACAAGTAATGAAAAAGAAACTAGAAGGAATGGGATGATAAAACAAGACAAAGAAAAACCTAACTATGATTATGAGATACAGAAACTATACCTGGAAATGTTTCTCAGCGATGCTGAAACTTTTAGCCGTTGCCAGAGCATATTCGACCCTGAAAATTTCGACCAAAAACTGAGAGAGACAGCGGAGTTTATCACACGGTATGTAGACGAATATAAAGTGATTCCAGACGTTACTATCGTCAACGCCAGCTGTAAAAGAGAACTACAGACAGTGAGCTTACCACAACAAAACTATGAATGGCTCAAGGACGAATTTGAACAATTTTCTCGACACAAGGCCCTAGAACGTGCTATCATGAAGAGTTTTGATCTGTTAGAAAACGGCGAGTACGGCCCGGTGGAAAAGCTGGTCAAAGACGCTATACAGGTCAGTTTGACCAAAGATATGGGTACAGATTACTTTGAAGATCCCAAGGCTAGGCTGACGGCACTGAAAGACGGAAATGGTCAAATTTCCACCGGTTGGCCCAGCATAGACAAGAAATTATACGGTGGCTTCAATCGCGGAGAATTGAATATTTTCTGCGCTGGATCAGGAGGCGGTAAGAGCTTGTTCCTAGCCAACATGGGCGTAAACTGGGCTCTACAGGGCTTGAATGTGCTTTACTTAACTTTTGAATTGAGCGAAAAATTAGTGGCCATGAGGCTGGATTCTATGGTCACCGGCATCACTACACGTGAGATTTTCAAAAGCATAGATGATGTAGAATTAAAGGTTAAAATGGTGGGAAAACAGGCGGGAAGCATACAGATCAAGTATATGCCCTCAGGAAAAAATTGTAACGATATTCGGTCGTATTTGAAGGAATATCAGGTCAAAAAAGGCCTAAAACCTGACGTAATTTTAATAGATTACCTGGATTTAATGATGCCACTAAATGTGAAGGTATCGCCCAGTGATCTGTTTGTTAAAGACAAATATGTGTCAGAAGAGATAAGAAACTTGGCCATGGAAACCCAGTGCATCACGGTAACCGCTAGCCAGTTAAACAGGGCCGCAGTTGAAGAAATCGAGTTTGATCACAGCCATATTTCCGGTGGATTATCAAAGATCATGACAGCGGATAATGTCATCGGTATCTTTACCAGCCGTGCCATGCGTGAGCGGGGACGCTATCAGATACAGTTCATGAAGACCAGATCCAGCAGTGGTGTTGGACAGAAGGTCGATCTAGAGTTCAATGTAGAAACCCTGCGCATATCAGACCTAGGAGAAGAAGGTGATGCTCCAAATCAATCACAGGGAGCCAGCCGTGCGCCATCTAGCGTCTATGCGGGATTGAAGCGTACCAGTACCGTCGGCACAGATCCTGAAACTGGAGAAGTAGATCCCACGCAGGGTGCCAACGCACCCAAGATACGTGCTGAAGCGGGCAGTGCCGCTATACGCAAGATGTTGGCATCGCTCAACAACGAGCGTGATTAGAACCAGCTGGCTATTTCTTTGCGGCCCGCTAGCTCTATGCCATTGAGCCACTGCTGATCGCCCGAGCCACCGAATACCGTGTTGACTTCAGCGGGCACCGTGAGCCATCTATGCCCATCGCTCCAGGGATGCTCTCCGCTCATCTCACCTTCTAGCTCTCCAGGGCCTAGGATGCGCTGGCCCACTACGCAACGCCAGGCCCTAGGACCCTCGTTGGTGGCTATGGCGGCCAATATGCTGGTCTCGTTGGTGATACCGATCTCGTCCGTGATCTGGCGTGTGTTGGCCACGGCCCAATCCATCGTGTGCACGATCTGCACACGGTTCTGTTCCATGGGCCCGCCGTAGTAGGCCAAGCCCTTCCATTCGCTGCACTGTATGCCCGCGTTTTCCAGCACAGCCGTGACCGGTACTTGGTTCTGGCTGGGCTTGTTGATGACCACCATGCTGGAGCCCGCATCCCAGTGGCTAGTTACCAGGATCAGGCTCCTGTGGTAGTCAGTGTGATAGGTATTGGGTATAGCTACTAGTAGCTGTCCCACTAGATTCTTGCCTGTCTTCATAACAGTATTTATAGGTTAAATACTCTCATGAACATAAGAGAATTCACACCGGGTGTAGAACTACATGACGAACTCAACCCAAAGATCTGGGCGGGCGAAGAGCTCAAGCCCGAAGTAAGGTTGGCCCTGGAGCACATAGCACACAAGTTCATACTGTTCCTGGGCTTCCCGGTCAGGGTAGAAGATGTCATAATAACCGGTAGCCAGACCGCCTACACCTACACGGCAGCATCGGACATAGATCTACACGTGATAGTGGCCTTCAGCAATATCCAGTGCGATCAACCCGTGCAGGAGCTGTTCGACACCAAACGCCAGCTGTGGAAAGCGGAACACGACATAGACATCTACGGTATACCAGTGGAATGCTATGTAGAGGACACGGCCCGCCCGGTAGAAGGCCACAGCTACAGCATAGAACGCGATCAGTGGCTACATCGGCCTAGGCCTCTCAAGACACACGCCCTGCCCCCTGATGTTATAGCTAAAACCACAGCTTGGACACAGCAGATACGTGCGGCCATAGCCAGCAGGAACTTGGCTGTGATCGCCAAGACCAAGGCCATGCTGAAAGACTATAGGGCCCGGGGCCTGGGCAGGGAAGGTGAGATGGGCACGGCCAATCTGGTGTTCAAGACCTTAAGGAACAATGGCGTCATACACGACCTAATGAAGAGCCTGAGACATTTGGAAGATCGCAAGCTGAGTCGCCGTTGACCCTAGCCAAATATCCCAGTATACTAGTAGTATGAAAACACTATATCTAGACATGGATGGCGTAGTAGCCGACTGGGAAACCGCCGCCCGCAGGTTCATGGACAACCGACAGGTGCCCGATATCAATGGCCGCTGGCCCGACGGTGAATGGCACAAGATCCGCGACAACAGGCACTTCTATAGAGATCTGCCTACCATGCCCGGAGCTGAAGACTTGATCACACTGGCACGACAGTTCCGAGACCAAGGGGGCTGGAGGCTCTGTATGCTGACCGCCATACCACACAACAATGACATGCCCGATGTTTACCACGACAAGATCGATTGGATGCGGGATCGCTGGCCCGAGATACGTGTGCACTTTGGCCCCTACTCACATGACAAACAGGTGCACTGCCAACCAGGTGATATATTGGTGGACGATCGCCCCTCCAACATAGCAGAATGGCAGGCCAAAGGTGGCGTTGGAATCGAAGTTAAAAACAGGGATCTGGCTTCAGCCATAGAAATACTGAGGAGCCGCTTCAGGGCGTAGAGAGCCCAACAAGCGCGAAGCGCGAGCGGTAAAAAAGATTTTTTCACTATCTGATTAAATACTGTGTTAAAGGAGATGAGGAATGTTAGAGTTCTTTGCCGTGAGCCTAGTGGGTTTGGCCCTGCTGATCTTATTCATCGCTATCTTTAGATACTTTAGTGGAGATGATCAATGAGATTCTGGAAAGTGACCTATCTGTTAGGCGACAGCGAAAATACCACAGTGATAAGGGCCCTAAATCGTGCTATGATAGAACGTAGCATACCATCAGATTGGCGGATCGTAGGAGTAGAAGAAATAAGATGACACACAAGACTATAACATGGCAGCTGGGACTGACTGGCACTGAAGTGAAAGAAGGCACCAAACGACTGAGCAAGTTGCACGTAGAGCTGGATAGATGGCACAAGGCCAATGGATTCAAACAGCGTATATTCAATCTACAGATAACCCGTCCCTATACCTACGAAGCTGTGATAGACACGACAGATCCCAAGATCGAGCTGTTTTTAAATACTTTCCTACTGACCGCTGGCTCACAGTATACGCTGACAACTGTAGGCCAATAGAAACAGCGTACAAGACTTTTCCTGTCGGAAAGTGACTCCACAGAGATAAGCGTTGTGCAGAGTCCAAGTATCCCAGCACCATTCTCTATAGTGAGGACCCACGGAGCGTTCTAGCCAATCTTCTACGCTAGAGACAGCCTGCACCCAATCTGGTTGCCCATTGAACTCTATTATGGGCCAAGGTGCCACCGCCCGGTAGGGTAACCGTAGAGCAGGATGGTCATACAGTGCGGGCATGACTTTATTTACACAGGGCCCGAAAAAGGTCAGGCTAGGGCAAAAAAATTGCTGTGCAAAATTTGCGGTGTAGGGCGATCTAGATCTAGGTGGTTTTAATCTAAGTCACTTTAGATTTAGGGGAAAAAATGGCAAGCTAGCTGTAGCTTTTACACAACAGCTTGTGCATGCACCTCCCCACCCCAGGGGCCCCTCGGGTGCCAGCAGGCAGGTCATCAGGCCGTGCGCCTGCGGGCCTTGAACATATCCACCAGGGCAAGGTCTGCAGTAGCCAGGTGGGGCTCACGTCTCGTCACTGGCGCGGCAGCGCTGTCCTTAGGTGTGAACAGGTTGACCGTAGCTGAGGTAGCTGTAGTTATAGCACTAGCTGTGCCCACTACTAGCCTGTAAAGGGTCTGCGTGATCACTGTGGCCACGATCCCAATGCCCACTCCTGCTGCCATGCTGACGAACTCGTAGTAGTGTGCTGTGAGGAAGAGGTGTAACGTCATGTGGGACTCCTAGGGTTAATAGTTAAGGGCGATGTTAGATCGTATCGTCGATGACTTCTGCACTAAGGCAGTCGTTGATGTAAAGCACAGGGCCTTGGCTGTATTCACGCACGCCCACCATGCTGGCATCTACCGCACACTCGTATTCCATGTTCATGCTGATCTTCACGGGCAGAGTGGGATCGACCCTGCTTAAGATCTCTATCAGTTCTGCTACTGTTAATGTATCGTTTGTCATAGTGTGCTCCTTTGTTTGCTATGTATGTATTATACAGTCTTTTGGATGACCCGTCAAAGTCTAGGGTCTTTCAGCAGTCTGGATCGAAATCGCGCCATTCATCGGCTTCGGTGGGATCTTCTTCAGGCGCTTCTTCATCCCAGATGACTTCTTCGTCGATCACGCCTAGATCCTCGACAGTGATCTCACCGTCGGTAACCCCTTGGAATGCTGTGCGGAAACTCTGATGCTCAGCTAGGAAATCCAGGATCTCCTCTTTAGAAGTGCCCTCAGGAACTGTCAACTCTTGGCTTAGGGTGGTAGTAACGATAACTTTCATGTCAGCTCCTTTGTTGTTCATGTATGTATTATAACCCCAAATCCTAGTCCTGTCAACCTCTAAGGACATTGAAGATGGAGTTCTGTAAATCTGCCACCTCATCGCTGGCGACATAGAAGTCTGTGCGGGGATCCCAGTACTCGCCTGCCTTTGGATCGTAGTACAGGACACGACCGTTGGGATAGTGGAATGGACCCTCTAGGCCCTTACGGCTAGTGAACTCCTGATTGTGCTTGAAAACGGTGTATGCCATTGTGGGCTCCTTGTTGTCTATGTATGTATTATACTGCCAAAAAAAAGACCCGAGTCAACCGTAGGGTCTTTGATCATTCTAGTGTTACCTGCACTGCTGCCGCTTCCCAGTCTCTGAGGGCGAATGTGGTGTTGCCCGCTCGTATCACCATAGCTGATCCCTTTGAGGCTGCGTGCAGCTTCCTCACGACTTCTCCTGGGATGAAACCCAGTTCCTTGAGCCGGTCATCACAGCAGTGTGTGATGCGTGCAGTGATTCCCAGCTCTAGTTCAGTGAGATTCAGATGTCATCCTCAAGGGCTAGCTCATCTACGGCTGCGTTGAAATCATCGATGAGGTCCTGCAGGCTCAGTTGTGATCGCTCCTTCTTGCGGCGCGGCTTCACTGAGCTACCCTCTTGATACACTAGCCATACGTGATCACAGCAGTAGCTTTTGCCTGTGATGCTGGGCCGACCGCAGGCCTTGCTGAGATCCAGCACACCCTCGCCCAGGTAGGTACAGGTGGATTCGTGATAGTTGTCATGTGTGCTCATCGTGAGACCTTTTGTTCTAGTTCGTTGATCTGTCGTTGATATCTGTTGATCAGCTCGCGTTGTTCTACCATGCCTTTGGCCGCGTGATCTAGGGCATCTTCGTATCGAGTTGCGGCGTCATGCTCACCTTCCTGCCGTGCTATCCAATCGGCCGCCCAGAACAGGGCCAAGAAGCACCAGAACTGCCAACCCCAGGAAGGCACTCCCAGGCTATCGATCAGGATGCCTAGGGTGCAGTAAATGGCTATGCGCTCGATCATGTGCGTCTCATGCAGGTAGTCTTGGCCATAGCTTGCCAGTTGGTAGGAAAGGCTGCTCTCAAGTCGGCCAGCTTCAAGACCATGCGCAGGCTCAGCTCGCGTAGCTTGTCCTTGTGATCTGTTATGAAGGCCAACAGCTCATCCCTTACAACGGGGTCGAACTCATATTTGTCCAGCATACCATCGCCTACGATCTGATTGATCCTTAGCATCTTTTCGCGCTGTGTGTCCATCTGGAGATCGATGTAGTGGCAGCGACTCTCCAATGCGTCCAAGTGGCTACGTAGCTTCTTGCTCTTGACGTGCTCGAACTTGATGTTAGTGATGAATATGGCTGAGCCCTTGAACTCGAAACGATCTGGGATGCCTTCACTGCGCAACATACGGCTGTCTGTGTTCCAGGCTATCCATCTCTTGGCGCTGGAGTCTAGGGCACCTTTGAGTATGTTCAGACTCAGCTCATCCAACAAGATCTGATCGCAGTCATCGAAGACCACTACGTTCTTCTCAGCGGCAAACTCATATAGCTTGCTGTAGAGACCTAGTGCGCTCATGGCACCCTTCACGATCTCGTATTTGGGTTTGCGTTCGGCCAAGGTGTCAAACAGGCCGTCCTTCTGGAGCACAGCTTCTACGCCAAAGCTCTTGCCTACGCCTGGAGGGCCACTCACGATCATTGCACGCACGGTGCCTGACTTGACTGCTTTGGTCATGTCGTCTAGGATCGTGAATCTCTCTCTCAATCTCTCGATGATCTCTTGATCGCTCTCCTTGGCTACCTCACGCTCGCGTTGTGCGATGGCTGCTGTGTCGAACTCCAAGATCGTGGTGCCCGCTGTGGGCTTGGTGCTGGCTTTGGCCATGTATTGCTCCTGCGTTGTTTAAAATCGTATTATAACATTATTTACTAGCCGAGTCAACCGCTAGTTTATCCAAAAAGGTATCGGGCCAAGGCGTTGCCCAGCACTACCAACATGATCGTGCAGGTGGCCAGGGTGAGAGCAGCCAAGAGTAGCAGGAGAGGGATTGGATCGTCTTTCATCAGTAGGTTTCCTTGACTATGTAGTAGATATCGTCCGGGTAGAGTTCCTTGAATGCATCGGTCTTGATGTAGTCGTTCAGGGCCTGTGCATTCATGAACTTGCGATGGTACACTCCCACGTGCGTGTCTTTACGGCATACGGTTAGGTATACGCTTTTTGCGTGTCCGGCCATTACTTGTTGACCTTCACGTTAGTTTTGAATGCTGCCCCGAGGATGACCACTGCAGCCCAGGTCGAGAAATCGTATGGGATGTTGAGTGCGGGGAATAAGGTGTTCAGGGCCCACAGTGTGAGGAGCGGACCGATGGCCACCAGTACGGCTACCACGACGATGGCTCCCAGGAGCTCTGCTAGTTTGTTTGTTTCCATTTGTTTTCCTTTAGTGTTACAGCGGGGTCTTGGCACTTAGTAGTGCATAGGATGACCTACGTAGTTGTAGTCGTCCATAGGGTCTAGTTCGTCTTCAACTTCGGGCTCATACTCGTCATCAGGGAGCATGTTATTGCTCTCCATCATGTCGCCTACGTCCGCATCGCTCATGTAGCAGAGGCAAGCTTCTAATACTGTGTCTGCGTCTAAGAGACCTTCAGCTAGTAAGTCCATTAGCTTGACTGTGTTCTTGCGTGCCACGCTGCCGTTGTAGTATTCTATCATCTAGTGCTCCTTTTACTGCTTAAAAACTTATTATAACGCATTCTGTCCAAAATGTCAAATGCGCTGTAATAAGCCCTTATGGGCTGTAGGGTTATTATATAACATTAATCCACGTAGTAGTCAACCGTTTGCAATAGTGTGCTCATTGCGTTCTCTAACTCGTTAAAGCACTCCAGTTCCGCTAGTTGTACCCCATCGCATGTTGCCTCCAACAGCATAG